GTTTAGCACGTTCGTGCTGTTCGGCTGGGCAACCTGGTAGATCGCGCCATTGTTACCGCCGGGGCCGGTCATGATGACGCCAAACACAGCCAGCGGTAGCAGACATAGGATGAAAAGAGGTTTCATGGTTATTGCGGAGCTTTGAAGATGGCTTGGATGGAGACGGTCGAGGCGGTCAGAGCCAGTGTGGTCGAGTTCGAGCTGATGCACACCTTGCACTTGTCGAGATTGACCCCGTAATAGCTGTAATCTGCGCTGAAGTAATTCGTCGCGCCGACCGGGAAGCTGAAAAGCGGTGTCGCCCCGTTCGTGGCCCCAGTCACAGTCTTGAACACCTGCACATACTGGGTGTTGGTGGCGCTGTTGTAGCCTTGCACGGTGAACAGCTTCAGCGGTGCGTTGAAAACGGTCAGAGCGTTGGTGTAACTGGCGTTCCCGACCACCATCGTCGGAATCAAGGTCTGCGCCTGGCTGGTAAGAGCGGCGAGAAGGAAGAGAAGGAAAGATTTCATGTCAGAGTCCCCATGTTTTTTTGAGTGTGTTGACCGAGAACCCCGCGCCGCGCGCGATGTCACGGGCGTTCTGGGTCTGTTCGAGCTTCTTCAAGGCGCGCGGGATCGCAACATCCGGCGTTCCGGGATCCTTGTGGATTCCCCGGAAGCCGGGAGGCTGCTGAAGCTTCAACATTTCTTCGAGTCGTCCCATCACATGCTCGATTGCTGGGCCATCGCGCGCAGGTCGCTGCCTTCCTGCTCGTCCATGGCGGGTGATTCGGCGGGTTCCTCATCCAGAGGCGTGCCGTTGATGGCGGACGCCTTGATGATGGCCTTGTCGCCCTCGATGCGGATCACGGTGGCGTCCACGGAGAAGGTCACGGAGTCGCCTTCCGCCGGGGTTTGCACCTGTTCCTCGTCGTTGGGCTGCGCCAATGCCTTCAGCGGAATGGCTTGCTCGCCCGGAGCCAGCATGGACGGCATTTCAGGCGGGAGTTGCGGCACTTCCGCCGGGGCTTCCATCATTTCTTCAGGGTCCATAATGGCCTTTCGCGCCGCCCCGCCGGCAATCCGGTCCGGGGCGGCATTGGGGTTCAAGGTCAGGGCGCAAACCGTGCGCTCGCGGCGTTGATGCAACTGTTGGACGTGCCCGTAATGTCCATGAGGAGCGGTTCCCCGGGTTCGCCGGAGTAAATGCCGGTGCCCACGATCTCCTTCGTGGCCGCGCCGACGGGGATGTAGCCCGCCGCCGTCATGGGCCAGATAATATCCCCCACGAGGTTCGTGGTGGCGACGGTGGTGACAAGGTTGGTGCCGGACGGCGAGCCTCCCAATACTCGCCGGTCAAATAACCCGGATGCCTTGTGGTAAATGAGGACCACGCCAGCATTGGTATTGAACCCACCCGTGGCCAGTGTCATGGCGTTGGTGATGTTCAAGTAAATGGTGGTCCCCAAGTTGGTGTAGGCGCAAACCGCCGGACGGCCGGCGTTGTAGAACTGCACCTTGCCTGCCGCGGCGTCGCTGGTGGCGTTGAGGTAAGTCAACACCGGCGAGACGGCAGCATTGCCCGTGGATCCACGGCTCGTGTGCGGCACAGCCGCCCAGCTCGTGGTGTTGGTGGCTCCACCGCCAGCCCAGACGGTCAAATCCGTCGGAGCCGCGCGCAGAGGAGTGATGATGACGGAAACCAGCGCAAGAAGGCTGGCGACGATCAGATGTTTGATTTTCATGGCTTTCAATTCTTCAGTTTCGGTTTGTTCCTTTGTTCAAGTGGGGCGGGATTGCTCCCGCCCCTTCAGTCAGTCGTCAGGCTCAGACAAACGTGCTCTTGCAACGCGCCACAACCAGGTGGGGCGTGTCGGTGGCTTCGTTGGTGAGCAACAGTCCGGCTTGGTAGAACGCTTTCCAGCCGAACGTGGTCTTCTGGTTGAGCGGGTCCGCCTTGTCGGGCTTGTCGAGGATGATCAGGGACGGGGCTTTCGGGTCCGAACCTGCGCGCATCCCGGAGAGCTTCGGCACACCAAACGCCTCGGCTCCGAGGTAAAGACAGGCGTAGATGTTGTCCGAAACGGTGTCGCTCGGGTTGTAGATGCCGTAGCCCGTGCTCTGCTCGATGAACGGCGACTGGTTCTCGAAGAACTTGCAGCCGTCCAGCTCGAACTCAACCCACTGATCCAGCGAACCGGCAGCGCGGTTGTTGTTATACTGGGCGCTGGCCAGCCAGATGGAGTCACCGCGAAGGTCCGCCATGATTTCCGGGGGCAGGCCGCACATGTATTTGCCGTTGATCATCGGCACGCCCGGCTTGCCTGCCACGCCTTTGAGACGGGTCACGCAACCGATGTGGAACGCGCGGGTGAACTTGGCGTTGCTGTTCGACAACCCTGCCAAGGTGGCAAAGTCGTTCGCGCTGTTGGCCGTGTTCACCACGCCGGCGAAGCGTTCATAGCTGCCGTTCGAGTTGAACATGGTGGTCTGCGCCGCCGGGATGGGATTCGCAGCGCCGTCCGCATCCGCAACACCAGGCGAGGAACAGATGGCGTGGGAACAGACGAAATCAAAGTCGAGGGCCGCATCGGCTCCCATCGTCTTCGAGTTGATTGCGAGCGTGTCAAACAGGTCAATGGCACGAACGATGTCCGAAACGCTGGACAGGTCGCCGCGCTGCTTGAGCTGGATGTCAATGTATCCCACGTTCGCGCCGCCCGTTTCTGGGGTGAGCGTGGTGGATTCGGTCAACGCGCGGGGGCCGCTCGTCGCCGTGCCCTTCTTCGCCCGGCGGGGACGGAAGAAACGGATGGTGTCACCTGCGGAATTGGCGGGCAGTTCTTTGGCGACGCCAAAGGATCCGAGTCGCAGGTTGTAGGTCAGCTCCTTGAGAAGCTGACGGCTGAAGTATTTCTGCTGGCGATCCGCAAAATCTGCGGGCGCCGTGGTTAGAATTGTCGCGGACATGATGTGGTCGCGAAGGCATTACCGGAACGCTAACTGATACTAACTGCCACACCCCGCAATGCCGCACCTTCTTCCTCTTCGGAAGCAGGACGATCATGGCCGAGTTGCTGCGCGGACGTGAGTCCGCCGCCGGGGGAGGTAAAAGCTTCGAGTTCCTTAACCTTCGCTCTCAGTTCTCCCAGCTCCTTGTTCAATGCCGGCACACAAGCCGCCGCTGTCTCTGCCGCCGTCAACCTCGCCGCATGGTAGATAAGGACGGGATTCTCGTTCACTTGCAAGCCAGCCGCTCGAGCTGCCTGCAAGTGTCCGACCACCGTCTTCTGGAACGTGCTGCCCTCTTTCGCCATGTCCGGCCATTTCTTGGCCGCTTCCATGGTGTAATCCCGGACCTTCTGCTGGTTGCGCTGCTGAATCTGCTGCAACGTGGGGTCTGGATTCTCGCGGGTATGCTTGGCCATTTCAGCCAGGCGCTTGGCTGCGCCCTTCTGAAATGCGGAGTCCTCGCGCAATTCCTGCGCCTTGGCCCGCATCTGCTTGGCTTCATCATACCGATCGGCGTTTTCGAGGGCTTCCGCCCGCTTCTCCAAGCCGTCCGCCTGCAATTCGAGGGTGTTCGCCACTTCCGCCTTTTCCTTGGCGCTGGCCTCATACTCTTCCGGGGTGAACTTGGCGCTGGCTTTCGCCCGCGCCTCCTCGATCTGCTGTTTCTCGCGGGCGATGTAGTCGCGTTCGGCCTTGATGGCGTCCCGCTCCTTCTGGATGGCTGTCTTTTCCTCGTTCAGCTTCTTCCAACTCTCATCGCGCCGCGCCTTGTCCTTGGCAAACGGGCTGGATTTATCGGGTGCCTTGTCCGCGGGTTTGTCGCCCGGCTTGGGCGTCTCATCCACGGGGGCATTTTCTACCTTGTCGGGGGTCGGCTTCAGTTCAGCCGCCGCTTGTGTGTCCGCATCGGTCAAATTACTGGGTTGGTCTGTGCCCGGGGTTTGCTCTGGCGTCGGTTGAGTCGCCGCGTTTGGGTCAACCTGCTCCTGGACGAACGATTCCTTGGCCGGTGGAGTCTCCGCGGATTCCGCGGCGTCCAGTCGGGCAATGGCTTCGTTCAGGTCCGGCATTTGAGCTAGTTCAGGCATAGGATTTAGACTCTTTCGAGTTAGAATGATCTCCTGAGTTCAACCGGCTCAACGTCATCCAAAGCGTTGCCGGTTGTATTGGGTTTTGCAGCCGTGTCGCCGGCCACTTGCGAAAGTATGGTGTCGCTCGCCAGATTGAACTGGTATCGGAGGAGTTGATCCATCCCGTAAGCCTTAGGGGCGGCCTTGTCGCCAGCGCACTCGCTCAACGCCTCGGTCTGGATAATGGAGCCGCACATGCGGACCAGCTTCAACCCGGTATCGCTGGAAAGGAATTTGCGGAGGGCTTGAACGTCATCGGTGGACCACTGTTCGAACACTGAAGGAACATGGAACACAACCGGACGTGGTTGCGCCGGAGGGGAAACAACCTCCGGCGCTTCGACACGGCTGCGCGCCAGCCTCTTTCTCAGCGATTGTAGAATGGCGCGCATGACGGGCTACGATTGCTTCTTACGCTTCGGCTTGTCAACAGCTTTTTCAGTCGGGACAGAACTTTCCGCTGTCACGGGAGCGGCTGCGTCCTCCCTCTCGATCTGTTCGCGCGCTTCCTGCTCCAGCTTGCCGCGCAACTCTGCGTCCATCGCGGGCAGATCAAGCCAGGCGCGGACCCGCTCGTCGTCCAAGCCGAGGCGCTTGCTGATAACGCCGGCGGCGAGACGATGCTCTCCGATTCGCATCACGTCTTCGTAGCTTTTCTCCACGGGGAACGTGAAGAGCGTCCGCTCGTTTGGATCGTCGTAAATGATCTCAACGGTTTCGTCGGACAGCTTTACGGATTCGACGCGACAGTTCGCGGGCAGGGCCGCTTTGATCTGGGCGATGGGGAGGACCAGCTTGATTTTGAATAGGCTCATATCGGGGGTTGTTCTTGGGGTTGTTCCATGCCGGGCAAGGACGGTTGCTGCGGGGCTTCCATGGATTGAATCATCTGCTTGATCTGTTTCGCCGCAGCGGGGTTTTGTTGCTCAAGCATGGCAACGTGCTCCGAAAGGTGCTGCTGGATGCGCTGGCGGCCTGCATCATCCACCGGCGTCTGCATCTGGCCTGCCGCGTGCAACCAGTCCACGAGCGCCTTGATGCGGGAAGGATGATCTTCGGAAGGCTTTACCACGGCGGGGAACGCGGGCTTGCCAGAACCCGGGGCCATCAGACTGTTGATCTCGATGATCTCATCCTCGTATTCGCTGGCACCCTTCAGGTTGGATGGGACAAATCCTTTCAGCGCCGTCCGGCCATCCAACGCTTGCAGCGCCTTCTTGGTCATGTATTCCTGATCCACATTCGGATCACCTTGGAACGCCTGCTTGGCCATCATGGCCTTCTGGAAACGCAACTGGGTGTTCCACGCATCCGGCGCACCATCCAGCACGATCAAATACTTGTCGTGCAACGCCTGCTCAGGCAGCTTCCCGGTCTGCCCCTGCGCGTAGAACGTGAAATCCCGTTCCTTGAACTGGCAAATGAGTCCCCAAAGATGCCGCCCCAGCCGAGTGTTGTCCTCGCGGAACAGGGCCGCATCGTCGCTCGTGCCCGTCTGTTGAAGTGCTCCAATCCGGTTGTTCTCGGTGGCGGTTCGCGATTTGTTCCCACTCGGCCCGGCCTGGCTGATGCCAAAATCAGGCACCTGTGCGATTTCCTCGCCCATTTGCCGGGTGAACATGATTTCCTCGTCGTAGGAAATCGGGGGCGGTCCCTGCTGGACGCCGCGGATGTTGCCCGGAATGTATTCGCCGGGCTGCCAGCGGTAGTTCGAAGAATTGACGATCTCCTTTTCACCCGTGTAAATCGGGCGGTTGGCGAAGGTCATCGCATCGGCCTTCTCGTTCCAAACCTTGGTTCCGTATTGTTCGAACGGTGCCAGCAATTCCGCCACGCCTCGAGGCGCATACCAACCCTCGTCGCTCTTCACTTCCATCTGGAACGAGAAAAACGGGATGCTGACCTTGCCTCGCACCTTGTAAGGCACGCCGTAGGGCTTGCGGATTTCCACGTCCGGGGCCATTGGGCAGTAAGTGTTGACCGTCCAGCCGCCGGCAGTCTTCGTGTAGTGCTCAAACAGGATCAGTTGCTTGGGCTGGCGTGTGAACGCGATGCCTTCGCGCAGGCGGATGTCCTGATTCCACAATCCCAAGCTCTGGAAATCCTTCGACCCCTTGATCCGCTCCACCGTGGCCGGATCCGTAGCGTAACGTCCGTCCAACCGCTTGTAGCTCTCCACGGTCATGGGGCGGACATGAATGAATTCGTCAGCATCCTCGAAGCCTTGGGCTTCCTGCGGCATGATGATGTTGATCGGATGAACCGCCTCGAAGACAAACTTGTAGCCGTCCATCGGATTGACGGTGGCCTTGAGTATCCCGCGCCCGTGCAGTCGCCGCGCGTCCATCACACTCCGCATCTTGCGGATAAAATCGGTCTGAGTGGTCAACTGATACGTCAGATAGTCCGCCGCCGCATCCGTCATGTCCTCCAACTGATCCACGAGACTGGTGAACGAGTAAATGCGATCCGCGCTTGTGAGCTGCCCTGCATCAAACGGCTTCAGTTTGCGGATGGAGTTGTCAATCAGCGGAAGGTGCCCGTCCGCCGCGCCTGGAAACGGCTTGTTGAGGCGGGGCAATCCTTCATGCCGCATCCGGTAGAAAAGGCGCTGCTTGTTTTCCCAAACAAGGCGCTCGGTGAGCATGTTGACCGCGCTATCCAGTAGCTTTTTCACGATAAATCAGAAAAACCGCCTGACGCCCCCATCCTCTGCGCCTTCTTCCTGTGTTTGTCTAGCAAATTGTTGGGCCTGTTCAATCAAATTGAAGCTCTTGGCGTGCGGCGCGGGCATCATGGAGCACAACACTGCATCCGCCTCGTCCGGCGACTCGCCCGCGCGCTTCTTGTAATCCTCCTTCTTCTCGATCTCCAGCATCCCGGACGAGTTCACCCTGCCCTTGCGCCCGATGATTTGCGCCTTCAGGTCAGGGTCGTTCGGCAAAATCACCGCGCCTCGCTTGATCTTGGCGATGCCCTCGCCCCACGCCTCGGCAATCTGGTTTCGGTATCCCAAGTTGTATCGCTCCTCCGCGCCGCCGTGAAACTCGTTGATCTTCCAGTTGAGTTCGTGCAGCCGGTGGATCATCGGCAACCCAAGCCCGTCGCCGTCGCCGCTGATCATCTCCTGCGTGACATGGTGCTGCTTCTGAAGCTCGACGAACTCCCGCAGGAAGCCGCCGACCGCGCTCATGGTGTCGCGCTCCACCCATTTCTTTGGAATGGTGACGCGGTTTCCGCGTCGGTGCCCGACGACATTCTTGTCCCGGCCAGCCGCGAAATCGCAGAACACATGCTGGTCACCGTCCACGAAAGGCGGTGGATTCTCCAGGCACCTGTCATACTCGCTCAAGCTGATCATGGCGTTTTCAACGATCTCACTGAACTCGCCGAATACCGTGGATTGAACAAATGGGTTCGTCCTGCCGTGCTTTGCAATCAGTCGCTCAATGTCCGCGCGCTTCAGCCAGTAACCGTCCTCCTCCAAGCACTCCATGCGCGTGATCTTGTGGTGGGTGTAGTGCGCGTTGTTCTTCGTCTCCATCTCGTAGAACGCGCCTTCGGGGCTGCCGGGCGAACCCGTGGCCAGAAACCAAGTGGGATTGCACCGATCTTCTGCCGCCTGGCAAATCTGCTGCGCCACGCCCTGGCACTCGTCTATCGCGATGAACAGGGGGCGGTCTGCATCCTTGTGGTAGCCCTGAAAGTAATGCTCGTCCTTCGTCGAGACGCCGGAATAAGCGTGCTCCCAAAGCTTGTTCTTCTCGCTCCACCGCTTGATGCCGGTGGATTGAAACTCCCACAACCGCGGGCTGAACAAATGTGCGAACGAGTTGAGAGCCGGAATGAGCTGGTCCTGAATCTGCCGGAACACGCCCGCGGTGCTGACCGCAACCGCGCCTCGAATCTCGATGGCGTAAAGGATGGACGCGCAGAGCACGCGCCGGGTCTTCCCCACTTCATTCGCGCAACGGGAAACCACGCGGCTGCCGTCCTTGCTGAAAATATCCCTCAACACGGCGGCCTGCTTCGGATGCAGCTTCATCCCAAGCCGTTCCTCGGCGTAGCCGGCGGGATCCGCCAGCTTCATGGCCTTCGCCCGCAACACCGGATCGGACATGGTTTGCTGAACGTCCATGATCAGTTTGTCTCGGGTTCGACGGGTTTCCTCACAAATTTCGGCATCGGCCCCTTGTTCGTTGGGCCAATCTCCGTCGCGCCCAGGGACTTTCCAATCATTGGAATGGCCTTGCAGAACAAATGGTTGTTCAGCCTCCTAGCGCCAAGCA